CATTCATCCCAAGTCTCACGACGATTTTGGTCGTTGAGCCAGCGAGAGTAGCGAGAGATGAAAATAAACGATTGAAATGGTGATAAAATTTCGGCCATAGTTAAATCCTTAAGTGGGTGTCTTATTTAGTTGTTAGAGTTTGCCACGAAACCGGGAAAAGAGGAGCAATTAATTTATCAATTGCTTTTGCATATTCCTGAATTTCCCATTGAGCATGTGCATCGATTCTCAAGTTATAAACGCGGGCAAATGCATAGAGAGAACCAGTCCACACAAATTCCGTATAAGTTCCTTGTGGCAATATTGAACGCGCCTGTTCAGGCGCAACACCATCAGCCAAAAGTTTATTGTAAAGATCCAAACATTCCTTTGCAACGCCATCATACTCCTGACGAAGTTTGATGCATGTATCCATATCTTCAATTGGACCACTGCTGCCTTGCTTTGCTCCATCAGTAGGAGAACTTCTCCACAGTGGAGTATAGATCTCAGGCTCATAGGTGACGTACCTACGGCTGACTTCATTCATCACAAGACCAATCTGATGCTTGCCAAGTTGTGCACGAACAAAGATTGGGCACTTGATGCGCAAACTAATCTGTGCATGACAGAATGGAGTGAAGTGATTGTGCTTTGCAAGATAGCGAATAAGCTTGGTGTCTCTATCAGACAGTTCTTTTTTATTGAAGCCTGTCCAATTAGGATCGCTCTGCCAAGAACTTTCTTTATTGAAAGAAACTCTTGCAGCATTAACAACACTAAGATCGGAGCCCATATAGTCCACTAGATCAACGTATCCGTGATCTAGGACAAAGTACTTAGTCTGCTCCATTTTTATGTTCTGAATCTCGGTCATCTTCATCCTCATCTACAAGTTCAACTCTCACACCATCAATCTTTGTAAAGTCCGCAGCGTATTCTCGTGCTCGGGACCACAGACCTGGGTCCATCTCTTTTACGTATTCACCAAATCGCTGCACAAAAGTAAGATAGGCTTCACTGGCCTTTAAGATATCTTCTTCTGTCATGTCTTCATTATCATCCATTTTAAACCTTCTTCCAGTAAGTATACTTCATTTTGGCTTTTAGTCCAGAATAAACATTGTTGATAATCAATTTTATGGTTAAATTGGTTCCATAGACCTTTACCATATCATTGACATCTTTCTTTTCTATTTCTTCGGGCCAGATTACTACATTTCGTCCGGCGTCAATATATCTACCAATCAGGTTGACAATTTCTAGATTTCTAGGCTCGTTGTCAAAAACAAACACAATCTTTGACTTTGCAATCTTTGCAGGCATCGTGTCAAGCCAGCCAGCACCTTGCATTGCCACTCCATTGGGAATGAACATGGAGTCAATCGGGCCCTCGGTAACATATACAGTTTCCCGAGGGTCTACTTTATCTAGGTTGTACCAAAGCCGTTCTTCGCCGTCTTTCTTGAGGGTGATGTAGCGTATCGAATCCCTCTTTTCTTCAAAGGATCTCCCCTGTACGCCAAGTAGTGACCCATCCTCGTCATAGAACGGTATGACGAGTCTGTCTTCCTTGGTCCCTTCACGGTCAAAATCCGCCATGATCCGACTGAAATCAGAGCAGTAATAAAAATTGCAATACTTTTCTTCAGGAATTTCTCTAGATTTAACATATTTTACTGCCTTATGAGTTGGGTCGAGCAAGTCGAGCCGGGTTCCGAGATTCGTGAACATAGGTTGACGCACAACTGTTTCCTCTCGTTCAATCGGCTCTGGATTTTTGTCCTTGAAGTTTTCAAACGCATACTCTTTGCAGAGAGATGGGCTGACACTTTCAAGAACAGAATATAAATTACAAGCAATACCGCAATTGTGACATTTGTAAACATATTTTCCCTTGTTCTCAAAGAAATATCCCCTTGTCTTGGATCTATTTTTCTTTGAGTCGCCACAAGCGAAACATCTGCAGGTGGCTAGGTTGTCTTTCTTCCACTTAAACTTCTGAAGGGCTCCAGAAACCATGTTCACATATTTCTTATCAATATATATGCTCATTTTGCAGCGTCTTCAAAAGTCCAGTTGACTGCCTTGTTCTTCTTCTTACCAAATTTTGGATCAAACGTAATCGGATCTGAACCCGAACCAAATCCTTCTTCACCTGTGTTGTTGGCCTCAACAAGATTGTTGCTGGAGTTGTCAACATCATAAAATTTCATCTTAGACTTGTTTACGCCAACTAGGAACTTACGATTTTTTGTGGTATCATTACCACGGTTCTTTAGTTGCTTGACAACCAGTTGGCCGGCTTCAGCAAGTTCTTCATTCTCAATCAGAGCAAAGAAGAAGTCTGCAGTCTGGGGCAGACCAAAGCTTTCAGAGGTATCGGTCATCTCCATGTCACTGCTTTTTGCACCTTCACGGTTGACCTGAGTAGCCGTCCAGAGAGGAACATTGAACTGCTTAGCGATACCGCGAAGTTCTTCTGCAATACCCTTGACGTAGGTGTAACTATTCATTCCGTTGCCCATCTTGAAACGAGCACAAGAGCAGATGTTCAAATAATCTACAAAGATTACATCGGGCACAAACTTCTTCTTGATCTTCAGTTCTTCCATGAGAACTCTGAAGTGAGTCACGTTTGCAGCAGTAGTGGGATATTCCTTGATGATCAGTTTACCACGGCAGGTACGCTTAAGATTATCAACCTTGCTCTCGTACTGCTTGAGAGGCATCTGCTCAAGAACATGCATGTCTGTATCAAGAAGATTGGCATCAATTCGCTTGGCGATTTCCTCTTCGGCCATCTCAAGCGTGATGTATAGAACATTCATGTTTTGAGATAGGCAGGCTGCTGCGTGATGGCAGAGGAATGCACTCTTACCAACACCAGATGCTGCCATGACAACGTTCAGCGTCTTCTTACGTACACCACCTCTGGTAATGACATTAAACATTTCCAGATCAAACGGAGTCCTCTCTTCGACTCGGTGATAATATTCATAACGCTCATCCACATCTTCAAGGAAATCATGCCCAACTCTTGTATCAAAGGATACTGAAAGGGCTTTAGACATAATCTCAGGAATTGCATTTTGGGTTTGCTCCTTATCTTTACCTTCGATAATACCAATAGAGGCCATGATACCATTGTAGATGGCCTTTTCTTTACAAAACTTTTCTGTGTTTTCCACAAGCCAGTTAGTGTCTGACTTCTCACCTTCCTTGTACATTTCATCTGCAATAGATGAACACTTCTTAAACTCCATTTCTCCAAGACCCTTCTCATCTCCAAGAGAGATGAGAATAGCATCCTTGGTTGGAATGTTGTTGTACTTCAGAATGAACTTGCTCACGATATTAAAGACCGTTTTCTCGGCCTTGTCGTGGAAGTATTCATCCTGAAGGAACGGGACAACTTTGCGAGCATAGTCCTCATTGAGGACCAAGTTCTTTAAAATAACTGTTTCCATGTTTTTAGTATATCACTATTTTAGGCGTTGTCCAGAGGATCTTCGTGAACATCTGCTTCAAGATCTTTGCTAGTATCAACTTCGGCTTGGTTCTCAACAATATCAACAAATATTTCACCAACGTAATCTGTAAAATCTTTATCTTGTTGATTAAAATTATCGGGAGACGTAATCATTTCAATATCCATGGTGACATTTAAATCACCTGTTTCAGTTTCATTAAATGAAATCTTACCATAGCGGTAAACAATTCCTTCAAATTTTCCTTCAGTGATTATGATAGGACATGTCTGTGAAATGTCCTTTGAATCATCTGGTAAAAATTTATACTTCGGAGCCTTTTCCATACTTGAATTCCTTTTGAATCTGTGCGTCCAACTTATCTAGGATATCCTTAGTGAAGTACTTCTCTGGTTCATCATCAATGTTCTTCTCAAATACCTTACTGCCATCTGGAAGTTCTACACGGGTAGATACCTTCTTGAAGATACCATACTTGATTGCAAACTCAGTCAAGCCATAATAACGGCTGAGACCCGAAGTATAGTTCAAGCGAGTCTCAACGTGCATGTTCTCCTTGACAAAACGATTCTTGTAATTGGTGCACTTGATAAAGTTTCCAACTACGCCTTCATCTGTCTTGTCCTTGCTCTTGGAAAGCATGATGATGTTACTGGCTGCATACTTTAGACCAACACCACCACTTAGATCCTTGGTAGGAACATAAGAACCAATTACTTGGTAAGTGTGGTTGGTAAGAAGAAGAGGAATCTTGGCCTTACCAAGCTTTATTGTCAGAACACGGAAAGCACCCTTAGTGACCTGAGCCTTGGTCATGTCACGAACATCTTTGCCTTCAGCAGTGTCGCTCATTTCCTTCTTTGTTGATAACATTCCCAGAGAATCAAGAACCATAAAGATTGGCTTGCGTTCCTCTTCAGGTGTCTCATTAATTTCATTGACGATCTGGAGAGCCTGTGTCCTGAATTCTTCGATTGTTGCAACAGGAATGACCGCAATTCTTTTGGTGTCAATCCCTCGGGATTCAAACATGTCTGAAGTGACTGCTTGCTCCGTGTCAAAGTACATGACAAGCCCGTCTTTGTGGTCTTTAAGGAACTGAGTAGCCATTCCAATTGCATAAAAAGTCTTTCCGGTTGCGGGATCTCCAGCAAGACAAGAAATCTTGTTATTGGGAAGCCCACCATATATAGAGCCAGACAGCAGGGCATTTAATACATACGAGCCCGTGTCAATGAACCCAGTTACATCTGCACCGTCAATACCATCGGCAACAATTGATGCATCGGGATTATTAATTTTACTTAGTAGATTTTGTAGATACTTCGACATTCTTTTCCTTTTCTTTCTTTGTGTATGCTTGATCAGCATAATAATCGGATATCATCAACTGATCATTCATGTTATGAAAGGTCTGCATGATTTCTTTTTGAACGAGAGACAGTCTATCATAAATTTTAGATACTCTGTCAGTCAACTGATCATTTGCCTTGAATGATTCTACACCATATTGCTCACTAATCAACCTATGTTCACTCAATAAAAGATATACAGGCATTCCGGTGATGCGGCTCTTGAAATCCGATTCGGATTCCGTGAGAACATCATATAGACGACGATATCTAAGCAACTTGGGCATCTTATTCTTTTTAGATTTTGGACTTGCCACGCTTGGCCTTTCTTGTATTAATAATAACAGCAGCGTAGTCTTCTTTGTCTACGCTCTGATCAATTGTTAGTGATTCAATGATTAAATCATCATCAACGTCAAGTAGTCTATCGCCAACCATATAGCATGGGCCACCTTCAAAATCAAATAACCCATCACCGTGGCGAGTGTATATGGTCCGACCTTCGACCTTGTAAGATCCGTCTTCAAGAAGTGTGAGAATTCGTTCATCACCGTATCTAGATTTAAATTTCTTTATCATTTTTTAACTTTCCATTTCAATGAAAGTCTTGAGATCCATCTTAAGATCTGCAATCTCTTCCTTCAAAGCAGCATTTTCTTCTTGCAACTGTTTAATTATTGCATCTTTTAGTTTGAAGACTTCAAAATCTACATGAGTATGCTTTGACTGATATCTAGGTCTCTTCATGTCTTTTCTAATGTCTGTAAGAAGTTCATCAAAATCAATGTCTTGTTTAGTCAATTGCGGACTTTGTGTATATTTAATTTTACCCATATTTGTATTATACCTCAACCAAAGAAGGATTCAAGTGTGACTTGTTCATTTATCGACCACTTAATGGCCTGTAAAATATTGTCTAAGGGCTCACCAAAAGTTTTTTCAAATTGTTTCTTTCGGTCAATATATTTTTCAAGATTAAATTGTGGAGGAGGCTTGCCGATGAAACCCATCACGGCATCTCTGCCACCCATGCCGTATGGATTTGGAACACGGACAAACACAAACTTAATCTTGTCGTTTTCCTTGATGGGTGGCAGTTCCTTGTCAAGCTTTATCTTCTTTGTGTATGCATTGTGTAACAATGCAGCCTTGGTGGCAATTGGAGTACCAGACTTATAGATGTCAGAGGAATCAGTATATTTACTGATACCCTTGACACCCCGAGGAGCCGCGACATCTTCTATAGGCATCTTCATAAATTCATCAGAGAATATATTCACAAAGTCGCGTAACTCCTCGGGGGTCTTGGTCAGGATGATCATGATGCAGTCCTTCAACTTATCGCGGACTATTGCGGGAGTGCTGCTCCGTGCAGTCTCCAGTCCCATGATCTTCAATTGAGGTTCGGCATATCTAATTCCTTCGTTGTCGTGGACTAGCAACGCATAACGCTTCTTGGCAACAAACATTCCCGCAGAAGCAATGGCTTCACGCTTAAAAGAGATCTTGTTGTTCTTACAACCCAACATACCAGTCAGATCTTTCATGACTTTGTTTAGTTGCTTCTGAATATTGTTTTCACAAATGTCATCTACGAAAGAAGTGATATCTTCAATCGGAGTCTTGCTTGAAACCTTTGTGATAACTTCATCAAGATTTAAATACACTGAATCGGTATCGACTGCAATAACATAATCTTTGGGCTCTTCATTCTTCATGACCTTGTTGATATAGTCATTCATGGAATTCTCAGCAGTACGAATGATGACTTGCCCAGTCACGGTAACTGCCGTAGCCAGTTCAGGAGATGAATATGTAAATGCGGGATTGCCAAGGCAACCATACAGGCTATTTGCCAAAATCTTCTTTACGGTCTGACGAATATCTAGAGCAGAGATACGTGGAAGAAGATCAGCGTTCTTGGTTTCCTCATATTCCTTTTTCAATTCAATCATCTTGTTCTTGGCTTCTTTACGCTGATTGAAAGTGGTCTCAATCAGGATTGGAATAAAGCCCTTGACTTTACGGGTGAAGAAAGAACCATTGCAGGTAACACATGCATCTTGGCTTTCAGCATCTTTAATAATATCTGGAATCTCCTTACGCTTGCTGCGAAGGAAATCATCAGCATTGAGTGATGAATCTTTGTGAATGCAAGTTTCAGGAGAAATGTTCCATGACATGATAATGGATGGATACAGGCTGGTTGCGTCAAAACTGACTATGTTCTTGTAAAGTCCCGGTACAACTTCCTTGACATATGCACCAACAAACTGCTCATCCTTGGCATACTTGGTTTTTAGAGGTGGAACAATGTATTGCTTTGCAAGATAGTCACAGCAAATGGTCTCCCAGATCCGAGTGGCAAAGAAGACCGTATCAAATGTGATCTTTGCCTCATAGGCAATGGATATAGCCAAATCAATCAGTCGGAGCTTATTGTCAAGCTGTTCAACCAGCACGACATCTTGTACGTTATACTCCGCAAACTTTTGAAAATCTTTTGTATAGAACTCCCGCAAAGATCCATACTCGCTGTAATCCAGTTTTTGAGCATTTAGTTCCGCCTTTGCAATAAAGTTAAGAGCGTAACTTTCTCTGGGAACAAGCCTGAACTTCTTGTAAAGATCCATGTAGTCTAGGATCGTGTAGCCGGGAAACTCAAAGAGTTTGTAATCCTTGCCACCAATATTAGTCTCACGCATCTTCATCAAACCAAACGGCATCCAACTCTGAATCTCTTTTTCCTCAAAGAAAAGCTTTGCCCTACCTATTATATAGGGCATATCGAAGAGTTTGATGTTCCATCCTGTAAGAATATCTATGTCTTCCTTAGCAAGGATATCAAAGATTTTCTTGATCAGTTCCTTCTCTGATGTAACCATAACAACCTTGCAGTCTGGCAAGGTGAGTGGCTTCATAGTAAGAACATAGTTGACACCGCAGATACGAATAGTCACAAGGTTGATTCGTTCATTGGGGTTGTCTAGGTCTGGGAAGCCTCCCTCAGTCTCACATTCCAAGTCTAGGTAGGCTACTTTGATCTTGGAAAGATCGTATTCCACCTCAGTCGGATAAGTCTCCATGAGATATTGAGTGACGAAATCAGTGTTTCCATAAATCGGGCAATCATCTAGGTCTCTGTATTGGTCTAGGAATTGACGGCAATCATACAACGTGTCAAACTTCATTCGTTTGACATTGACGTTGTTAAGAGTCCTGTACTTGGATTGGCTATCAGATTTAATATATAGAGATGGCTTGTAAGCAATGGTGTCGGTAAACCGAACACCATTGTCATAGCCACGAACAAGAACCTTGTTCCCCTTCAAAGCACAGGCAGTATAAAATTTCATTAGTCTTTCTTGGGTTCTCTATCTTTGAGAAGCCCTGCAAGTATAACACTGTAATTAATTAGGTCAACAATTGCATCATAAACACTTTCATTCTGCAATGAAAGTTCTCCCTTATTCAAATAAGTGGAGATTCTTGACATCTTGTCGGTCATGCGAATGAGAACACCAAGTTCTGCCGTTGCAAAACCTAAATATTCCGCTCTTCGGAAATTCATGAAAGGATCTGCGCCAGATGCGTAGTCATTGTTCTTTTTACGCATGAGTTCAATGGCTTCCTTGCAAATTTCTTCGTGTAATTTAAATAATTGTTCTCTTGTCATCATAGAATCTTATTCTATCACATATTGCCGCTCTGTCAAATATAAATATTAAGACATGGAGTTTATCAATGGATTTTTCTAAAATATTTGAACTTTCAGCGTATGGAGTAGCCGGATTGGCGGGACTCGGATACGGAATTAAAAAATTTTGGAATAAAGATAAAACAAATTACAGTTTTAATACAATCCATACAGAAATCCACGAACTACTTACAGAACTTCGTCTTGAAGGCCGCAGCATGAGATCCACCGTTTTGCAACTGCATAATGGAGAATATTTCATGGATGGCATCTCTATGTTAAAGTTTTCAATAACTCACGAATCTTCCCATAAAGGATATGTTTCACAAGTAGGAAAACTCAAAGGAACTCAATGTTCTTTATTTGTTCCTTTATTGAATAAAGTTACACAAAATAGTGCAGTCATTCATTCAATTGAGTCTTTGCCAACAGACAGCCATGCAAGACATTTCTTTGATGATGAAAACATTTCTCATTTTTCTTGTTTACCTTTAAAAAGCAAGGGAACAAATGTTGGATTTGTATTGATGCAATGGCACAAAGATTTTGAACCAATACTAATTCAAGAAAAGAATTTTATGGATATTTTTGAATCTATTCGTAATTCGATTGAACTACAACTTTCACATCAAAAGAATTGAGGTAATATGCCAACAGAATTAATATCTTTGCTAGGTGGAGGAGTGACGGGATTCCTGTTTCGTTATTGGGCACAAAGAGCCCAAGATCAAAAAGACATGTTTAAGATGGCAATTGAGGCCAATAAACAAACCACAGATAATCAAGACAAGGCTGCTCAAAGAGTTCCAATTGATCTTGGAAAAGGAGTAAGACAACTGATCGTCTTGGCCTGTCTATTTGCTGTAGTTGCTGCCCCATTTGTCTTACCATTTTTTGGAATTTCAACCTTTGCCGAGTTTACTCAAAAACAACCTGAAAGTTTCTTTGGATTGGTTCCAGAAACAACACGCAAATACTTTGTAGAAATTCCTGGATATTTGTTTGCTGAAGAAAATCGTCAAGTTCTTTTGGCGGTAGTTGGATTCTACTTTGGTACAGCCGCAGGAGGAAATAAATCATGAAATATTTGATTCCAATGGTTCTATTTCTAGTATCGTGCACATCTCCTCAGATTATTTCTCCGTTAGACAAACAGGGAAACCAAATTCACAGCGTTCTCAAAGAACCATTCTTTGGATCTCCCAACCAAGCCTCCGAATGGAGTTTTTGGTATGTGGTTATCTTGGCTGTTGTGATATGGTTTGCTTGGAAAGAATTTAAATCAATTAAATTTCCAAAGAAATCATCTGACACCAGTACTACCGAACCCACCGATTCTGTCTGACTTTAGAGTCGGACGAAATTGAATTTCAGCAAGTAGAGGCTGCTCATAGGCAACTAGTTCTGCCTGTGCTACACGGTCCTTATTATAAATTTTGATGGAATCCTTGCTATTGGTATTCATCATAATAAGTTTGGTTTCGTAGGTATAATCCTCGTCAACCACGCCTTCGCAATTTGTCAGCGTAAGACCGTATTTAAGGGCCATCCCTGACCGGGGGTGTAGACGGAGGGAATATCCATCGGGCAGCTTAAAAGTCAAGCCTGTGCGAATTAGAGCCCTTTCTCCGGGCATCAGGCAGACATAGGAGTCTTCCTTCTCGGAGTCATATATTGGGGAGACATCCATACATTCTTTGCCAGAATAAACTTTGACTTTTTCATTCTTTGGAATGTATGCGGCAAGGTCAAAGCATGCTGCCATCTTGGTCTGAAAATTTGGATCTGGGATATACGGATTATCTTTAAAATATTCTAGAAGCATAGACTTAATATATCACATATTATTGGATTGTCAACAATCTGAGCAATCAAAAGAAAATTCAGATTGTGTTTTTATCCAAGCATAGACATCACTTATAGATAAATTATCAGCAAATTCAGACTCTGGAATGATAAAATTAAAAACTCTAATTGGTTTAGATAAATTTATCCTAGCTTCTTCTGAAGCATAACCAGATAATTCTACGGTTACTTTATTATCCAATAAAAACTTTATTTCAGTAATTTTCCAATACTGAGCAACCGTACCATATTCTGTAGAATAAATTTTTAAAAGTGCCATTATTCAAAATATCCGTTTACAGCAAGGCTTGAATGGAAAGTCAATGCTGTTGGTGAAGTAGCACTGAATGGTCTCATTACAAACAAGAAAGATGTACCAGCTGGAATAACCAATGGACTGTTAAATGTTACTTCAAATCCGGGTTTTACGGTTCCTACTGCCTCGGTGGTCAAGAAACCATGACCACCCACAGCAATACCACGTGGAGCTACCGTGTTAGCACCATCTGCGGTAGCTGTTGTGACCGCAGAAGCATTGTTATAACCACCAACAGTAACTATATAAGACACAAATGCTGGGTTAGTTGCAGGCGCTGCTGTCATAAATGCTTCACCTACACGCAGTCCAGTAATGTACAAAGTTTTACCGGGCAAGACTGTGGTACCAGCTGGATTTGTAAAGTTAAAAATTGGATAATCTGTATCGGTTGCCGTGCTTGCAGCTATTGTAAATAGACCACCCAAACTGTTTAAGCTGGGTGCGCTGAGTGCCGTATATGTGCCTGCAATTCTTGTTGTAGTGGATCCAGGCCATCCGTTTGCACCAGTACCTCTTGTAACTGTAGGACCGCTAGAAGATCCTTGCTGATTTTGGTATGATCCCTGACCAGAACCACACATTGCATGCGACCATGGTTTTGATGTATTTTGGTCACCTTGAGCGATATTCAAAAAACCTATTGAAACTTGTCTGACGGCAGAAGCAGCACCAAAATTAACTACACGAGCACCGAAAGGTATATTTGATGATGCTGTTGGGAACTGCAAAGAACCGGGAACGTCTATACTGGCGACCAAAATATGATTAATCCAAAATCTTACAACGTCATTGTGGAATACGATTATATAATGGTTTACCTCAGTAGGATCATACAAACCAACACCATCTCTTGAGGGAATATTTGTTGTAACGATGTCAACTACAGTTTCTACTGCGCTGTTGTTTACAACTGCACGCAATCCACCACCAGAAAGTCTTCTAAAAAATACTCCGTCAATGTTTGGTGATGTTGGAGTTTGAATGGCTGCTTGTGCTGCAGAGGCAAAAAAAAGAAATCCCCATTCACTTTGTGCATTGGACGCATTATGATTTACTTCTTTTGCCCATATATCACAATATGTTGGATATGTTCCAAACGTAGGAAATGATCTATAAGTACGAAGATACGTAGCATGACCTGATGTAGTAGAGTTACCAGTGTTTAAAGTAAAAAAGCCGCTTGCTTGAGTAGAGGTCATTGTTGTGTTTTGTTGCAACAAGTGGCCAAAGGGTGTGTTTGTACCTTCAAAAGACAGATTAAATAATGTCTGGTCCAGACCAACACGCAAACGATAGTCATCTGAAACTTCTACAGGCAAAGTTGTTCTTTCGCCCAAAACAGTTCCACCATCTACTTCTGCGCTAATATTGACAAATCCAGCAAGTGAAGCATCTGTAGGTGTATTAACATTCAAGTCATAATTGCTGCTTACGTTAGCCAATCCTGTCGAATTATTACCAGTTCTTATTTGAACGCCCATTTTTAAAGATCTCCTTATCGATCTGTACTATACTATTTATTCAAAATACCCATTCACCGAAACGCTACCTTGGACCGTCAATGTATTTGATGTTACGGTTCCAGCAGGTCTTATAATATATTGAAACACACAGTTAGGCGGAACAACCAAAGGACTATTTAAGTTCATAGAAAATCCTTTCTGTACTGTTCCCGCTGTCGAACCAGCAGTAAACCCATGTCCACCAATTGTGATAGCTCTAGTCGCAAAAGCAGTAGTACTATCAACTGTTGCTGTGTTGACGGTTGAACCAACGCCAGCTATGAATGAAAGAAAAATTGCATTTGCGGTTGCACCTGTAACTGCAAAACTATCACCTACGTTAATTCCAGTAATATATAAACTTTTTCCGGTTACTCTTTGATTGGGAGGATAATTAATCCAAGAAAATACTGGATAATCTGCATCAGTAGTTAAAGAAGATATTGCTGGTGTTAACCAGAAACCACCCAATGATGGTTTACCGGGTCCAGAAGTTGCA